CGATCCCCAAGCAGACCGCGGGCTCGACCACGGGCGGCGCTGCGATCACGGTCGATCAGGCCGAGGTCACGAACAGCACCCCGAACACCTCGTTCACGGACGCATGGGACTCGGCCGTTACCACGGTGACCCCCCTCGCGACCACGGGCGGGCAGATCGTCACGCGGCAGCTCCTCGACATGTCGAACCCGTCGATCGACCTGCTGATCTTCGGCGACCTGATCGAGGCGTACAACGACGCTGTTGAGGCGAAGGTCTGCACGGCGATCGCGACGCTCGGAACCGCGCTGTACGCCCTCGAAGGCATCACGCCGGTCACGGACGCCGACCACTACAACCGGGTGGCGATTCAGGCGGCAATGCAGGTTCGCACGAACCGCAAGCGCCCCCCGACCATCTTCGCCATGTCGAACATCCGGTACGGCGAGGTGCTCGGGCTCGTCGACACGACCGGCCGGCCGCTCGTCCCGACCCCGGGGCAGGGTCAGCAGACCGTCAACGTGTCCGGCGTGGGCTCGGTCGCGGTGGACGGGTTCTGGCACGGCATGGGCATCGTGGCGACGGCCGGGTTCTCGGACGATGACCGTTTCTGGTCTGTCCGGTCTCAGGACGTCATCCTGTTCGAGTCGAACATGTACCGGTTCCGCTACGAGCAGCCCCTCGGCCCCGACCTGATCAAGCTCGGGATCTGGGCGTACACCGCGACTCACGTCCGGTTCGGCACGACCCCGGTCAAGCGCGTCGAGATCGACGAGTCTGCCTGACACCCCCCTCGGGTAGACCAGGCCCGGCGCTCTTGGACGGAGAGCGCCGGGCCGTCCCGAACTCGAGTTTTGTTGCTCGCGCAAGTAATCCTGAGGGGATGGACCGATGGGCTTCACCAATACCGAGCTTGATGCCTCCCTCGACGCGCTCGCTTCCCGGTGGGTGTACGCGTCGATCCACACCGCGAACCCGAGTACGACGGGCGCGAACGAGGTCACAGGCGGCAGCCCGGCGTACGCCCGGCAGCTCGTCGATTGGGACCCGGCCACCGGCCAGATTCTCGCGATGGACGCGCCGCTCGAATTCAACATGCCGGCCGGCTCGACCGCGGCATACGTCGGGATCTGGTCGGCCGTGACCGCGGGCACGTTCCGCGGCTCGGATCAGCTCTCGTCGAGCGAGTCGTTCACCGGTCAGGGCACGTACGAGCTGACCGCGCTCACCGTGACGGCGACCACTAGCTAACGCGCTTGCTGAGGGGGTGAACGATGACCGAGAACCTGTTCGGCAACGCAGTACCTGGCACTGGCGACGCTGCCGACGGCACCACGAACTATGGCCTCGGGACCAAGTTCACCCCTCAGGTGGACGGCAACGCGACTCACGGGCGCTGGCGGTTCCCGGCGACGATCCCGCACGCCGTCAACCGCGTGCAGTACGGCATCTATCGCGTCAGCGACACGACCCTCATGGGCACGATGGTCGAGTTCCCCCTGTTGTCGACCCTCGGCGCGTGGAACGAGGTTGCCCTCGCCGCCCCGATCGCGCTGAGCGCGGGTGTGCCGTACATGGCCGTGGTCTGGACGCCCCTGCGCTACGTCGCGACCGGTGGGTACTCGTGGCCGTTCACGAACGCCGGGGGCAACCTCGTTGCGCACACGGACAACGGCTGGCTGACGGCGAACCCGGGCGCGCTCGCGTTCCCCTCGACCGAGTCGGGTAGCAACGCCTCGTTTTTCGTCGACCTCGTGTTCGAGCCGGGTGCCGAGGAGCACAGCGGCTCGGGCGCGCTCGGGGTCGGGCTCGGCGTGGTCGGGACCGGCCGCAAGCACGGCGTCGGGCTCGGCGGGACGGGGCTCGGGCTGGCGCTGGCAGGGCTCGGCGGTAAGGTCGGGGCTGGCGTGGGGGCCCTCGGGCTCGGCTTGCAGCTCTCCGCCGCCGGGCGCAAGGGCGGCCGGGGCTCGGCGAACCTTGGGCTCGACCTCGGGATTCACGCCGGGTCGCCGATCATCCGCACCCCGAGCCGGCTCACGGCGCGAGCGCGCTCGACTCAACTGATCGCGAGAGGGGGGTACCCGGATGCCTGAGTATGGCGGGTCATACCTGCTGACCCTCGACGTGCCCGGTGCCGATGTCAGCACGGTTGCTACGGTCACCGTGACCGACCCGGCCGGCAGCTCGACGGCGCCGACGGCGACCGCGAACGCCGACAACAGCGAGTGGTCGGCGACGTACGGGCCCATCACGACGGCCGTTGGCTGGTTCGTGTCCCGGTGGACGGTCACGGGCGAGGGGCAGGGCGTCAAGTCGACACGGTTCTACGTCACGCCGACGCCCGAGGGGTTCGGCGTCTGGCCTCCCTCGCTGGCCGATCTTAAGGTCGACATGGGGGACCGGGACGATCAGGACGACAGCAAGGATCCCGGGCTGTCGATGGTGCTCGACGCTGCGATCGCGCACGTGCGCAAGATCAAGCGCTCGACGTACGACGTCGCCGCCGAGGAAGTGAGCGGCGTTGTGCTGCCGCCCCCGACCGTCGACATCATCCTCGGCACGCTGCGCCTTGCCGCCCGGCTGCACTCGCGCCGGGGCACGTGGGACAACATGATCCGGGTGGATGGCGGCGCCTCGATCGTCGCGAGCTACGACAGCGATATCGAGCGGTTACTCGAAACCGGGCGGTTCACGCGCCCTCAGGACGCTTTCGCATGACCGGGCCGATGTACGAGACGATCACGGCCGATCAGGTCATCGCCGCGCTTACTAGGCTGCGCGACGTGATCGCGACCGTCCGGATCAACGGGACGCCCCTCGGGAACGCCGTCACGTTCGAGCCCGGCGAGAGCGTCGGGTACCCGATCGAGGTCAAGATCGGGCCCCCGGCATTCAACTACCGGAAGCACTGTCTCGGGCCCGTGAGCATGGACGTCGACGTGTTCGTCGTGGCGATCACGAGCGACCTGACGGTGCACAATATGATCTCGCTTGAACGGGGCGTCGCCGACATGGTCGACGCGTCCGACGAGGTCGACGCAACCGTGAACAACTCGGCGCCCGGGGTGTGGCGACGGGGCAGCACTGATCATCCGGCATACGTGATCAACGTGACGATTGGCCTTCCATGACAACCGACCTGGCAGTGATCATTCCGTCTCGCGGGCGCCCCGGGGACGTCGCCCGCACGGCCGAGGCGTTCAAGGCGACGGGCGCTGACGACGTGCCCGTGATCTATGCGGTCGAGGACAACGACCCGACGATCGGCGACTACCGCGACGCTGTCGACGCGCTGTTTGGGTACGGCGAGGTTCTCGCCGTCGTCGGCCGGGCCATGGCGCCCTCGATCAACCTCGCCGCCCGGCACGTGGTCGCCGACCTGAACCCGTACGCCCTCGCCGTGCTGAACGACGATCACGTGCCGGCGACGGACGGGTGGGCCGGCATGCTCGTCAGCGCGCTGCGCAACTTCTCCCCGGCCGTCGGCATGACGTACCCGGACGACGGCTATCAGGGCCCGAAGCTCTCCACGGCGTGGGCAGTGACGTCCTCGTGGGTGACGGCGCTCGGGCGGATGATCCCGGCTCGGGTCGGGCACCTGTTCGCCGACAACGCCGTGATGGACCTCGCCGCCGCGGCCCGGTGCATGACGTACATGCCCGCGGTCCGCATCCCGCACCACCACCCCGCGGCCGGGCTGGCCGAATGGACGTCGCAGTACCGCGAGGTGAACTCCCGCGAGCGCTACGCCGCCGATCGGGCGATCTTCCGTCACTGGCAGGGATCGGCTAAGCGCCGAGCGCAGCTTGCCGCGCTGCGCGAGGTGATCGCCCGTGGCTGACATCCGCATCACGGCCACATGGAAGCGTCGAGACGAGCCCGAATGGCTGATCGACGATCTGAGGGCGAACCTCGCGCCGTGGGTCGACTCGTTCGTCGAGCTACAGACCGACCGGGATGCCCCGCGCTGGCCGCATGAGGGCCGGATGCTGCGCGAGCAACGGCGCTTGCTGCGCCAGGCTGGCGCCACGTGGGTGCTGTTCATCGACCCGGACGAGCGCATCGAGGACCGAGCTGCACAGCTCGTCCGGCCGGCGATCGAGGCGGCGCTCGCGACCGAGCACGACCCCGTGTTCGGGTTCCCGTTGCGCGAAATGTGGACCCCCACACAGTGGCGCTGTGACGGACAATGGGGCTCCAAGATGCCCCGACACCGCATGTTCCTGCTACGCCCCGGCGGCTCGGGCCAGCGGTTCGCGAACAAGCCGATTCACTGTGGCGTGGCGCCGTTCACGCTGCGCCGGCACCGGATCGTGCTGCCGACCGCGATGTACCACCTGAAGAACATCGAGCCCGCGAATCGGGTCGAGCGCGCCGCGGCGTACCTCGCGGCCGACCCGACGTTCAAGCACCAACGGCGCGAGGGCAAAGACTGGTCATGGCTCCATGACGAGGAAGGGCTCGAACTCGCCGAGATCGAGCCCGGCCGAGGGTTCACCCCGCCGTACGTGGCGGGTTCGTATCAGTTCAAGGCGCCGGGCAGTGTGCCGGCCGAGACAATGAAGGGGTGAGGACATGGCGGCGCATTCCCGGCGGCTCAAGTTCCTACAGCTCTCGGTCGGCGAGCTGGACTCGCCCGACGAGGGCGACGAGATCAGTTTCGCCTGTCAGGTGGAGTCGTGGCTCATCACGAACAACACCCCCGACGGCGACAAGCGGTTCTCGTTCTGTTACGACCCGGATCAGACCGACGACGAGAACGAACTCGACGGCGAGTTCCGCGAGGAAGCCGAGCCCGACTACGTGCTGACGGCGACGCTTTACGCCGACTGGCGCTCGACGGGCATCAGCAAGTTCGCGTGGGCGCACAACGGCGAGACGGTCTCTTTCCGCCTCGACCACCACCCGAACATCGCCGGCGAGCACGTGGCATGGTCGGGCCGACTCAAGATCAAGGCTCCGAACGTCGGGGGTGACGCCCGCACGACCGAGATGAGCGAGATCTCATGGGTGATCATCGGCGAGCCCACGTTCTACGACAACAGCGAGACCGAGAGCAACTGACCCGAGGGGGGTCAGCCCTGGCAAGCACGGTTACTACGAGGAAGGGTTCGTCATGCCGGCACGGGCAATCCTGACGTTCGGAATCGCGGAAGGTGACGGCGAATACGAGACGCTCGCCGTCACCTCACGCGAGATGATGCAAGTCGAGCTGCGCACGAAACAATGGAATACGACTGAGTTCTTTCAGAACATTTCGATCACGGGGCTCTATCGGGTTGCGTACATCGTGCTCGGGGTACGTGGGCGGATCGAGGTGAAGGGCGAGAACGCCGTCTCGTTCGACGACTTCGCCGACTCGTGGTCGGTCACGCTGAACGATCCGGCCGCGATGATCCGGCGTCGGGCTATCGCGATGGCGATGCAAGCCGAGGGCAAGTCGCCCGACGAGGTGCTCGCCGCGATCGTGAACAGCGCCATCGACGATCAGGTCGGGCCCGGCGAGGTGGACCCTACGAGGACGGCACCCTGATATACGTCGCGGTCGGGCTCTCGACCGCGACGGGGCTGCCGTGGCAGTACTTTGCTCGACAGGACGACGAGATCGTCGCCACCTACTTACAGATACTCAAGCAAGCGCGCACGGGGAAACGGGCCGGCCGGCCGCTTGATCAGCCGACCCGGACGGACGAGAGTGGGAAGCGCCGGCCGGGCTCGACAGCTCGCCGGGGGAAACGACAGATGAGCGGCTGAGGGAGGTTCCGGGATGCCACGGGCGCTCGCTATCGACATCAAGATCGAGGGTCTGCGCGAGACGCTTAAGGCGTTCCGGGACCTGCCAAAGGACGCGAGCGCCGAGCTGCGCACCGCGGCCGGCAAGATCGCCGAGGACATGGCCGGATGGATCAAGTCGGCCGCGGCCCTCGACAGCCCACAGTCGGCGCTCATGGTCCCGACGGTCAAGGTCGCCCGGGACCGGGTGCCGGCCGTCACCATCGGCGGCGCCCGCCGGGTCGGCAGCTCGCGCGCTCAGGCGTACAAGATCCTGTTAGGCGCGAACTTCGGGGCGCGCTCGTTCCCTCAGTTCCGCGAGTGGGCCGGCAAGGGGAACGACTTTTTCGTCTTCCGCAACATCGAGGCGCACTCGGCCGAGATCGAGGAGCGTTACCTTGACGCTGCCGACCGGATCATCCGCGCGTGGTCGCAGAGTCAGGGGGTGTGACGGTGGCCGGTGGTGAGCGCACAGTCAAGGTCAAGTTTTCGAGCGATGAGAGCGACCTGATCCGGGGTACCGACAAGGTCGACCGCGCCCTCGATACCGTCGGCAGCTCGTTCGGGCGGATGAACGATTTCGCCATGGCGGCGAGCCTCGGAATCCTCGCGGCCGGCGCCGCGGTCATCGGGTTCTCTGCCGCCAGCCTCGCCAACATCGAGCGCCTGAACGCACAGACGACGCAGACCATCAAGTCGATGAATGCGGCATGGACGAACACGGACGCGATCACCGCGTACGCGCAGAAGATCGAGAAACTGACCGGGCTAGAAGCTGAACAGGTCCAGGGCGCACAGAACCTCTTGCTGACGTTCGGGAACATCCGCAACGAACTCGGCGCCGGCAACGACATCTTTGATCAGGCGACGTCGATCGTCGCCGACATGAGCGTCGTGTTCGGTCAGGACATGTCGGCCGCGGCAGTGCAGCTCGGCAAGGCGCTGAACGACCCCCTCAAAGGCATCACGGCACTGAGCAAGATCGGCGTTTCGTTCACCGAACAGCAGAAAGAGCAGATCAAGAATTTCGTCGAGGCTGGCGACGTCATGGGGGCGCAGCGCGTCATCCTGGCCGAGCTGACGCGCGAGGTCGGGGGGGCGGCCGAGGCGTTCGGCGACACGACGGCCGGCAAGGTCGCCAAGTTCCGCAACGAGGTCGGCGACCTCGGCGAGGCACTCGTCGTGGGGCTTATGCCGGCGCTCGATAAGTGGGTCGACCGTGGGCGTGATGTCGCGCAATGGCTGACCGAGAACGAGGAAGTCGCTGGCACGCTTGCTACGACCGTGCTCGGGGTCGCTGCCGCGGTCATCGCAATGAACGCCGCGATCGCGACGTACGAGGCGATCGCGGGCGCCGTCACGCTCGTAACGTCGCTGTGGACTGCCGCGCAATGGGCCCTCAATATCGCCATGTACGCTTCGCCGTTGGGTCTCGCGATCATCGCTATCGGGCTGATCGTGCTCGGCGTCGGGCTGATCACTAAGGGCATGGAGGGGTTGGGCGTTACGTGGGGGGACGTCTGGCGGGGCATCGTTGACGTTGCCGTCACCTCGTGGGATTGGGTCGCCGCAAAGAGCATGCAAGTCTGGCGCTGGTTGACCGAGACGGCGCCGGCCGGCATCCGTGACGCGTTCTACGCCGTCCGGGCGTTCATCGTGAACCCGTTCATCGACGCGTTTAACTTCGTCGCCCGACAGTGGAACAACACGATTGGCAAGCTCAGCGTCGACCTCCCGGGCGTCGGCAAGATCGACGTGCAAGACATCCCCTACGCTCAGCGGTTCAAGTACGGCGGCACAACTCGGGCCGGCATGCCGTACGTTATCGGCGACGGCTCGGGGCCCGAGCTGTTCGTACCCTCGTCGAACGGGACTGTCGTCCCGAACCCGGGCGAGGGCGGGTCGTGGGGCGGCGACACGTACGTGTCGGTCGAGATCGGCGGCGAGACGGTCGCAGCGATCGCCCGGCGTGAGCGCGTCGACGCCGGTAAGTCAACTCGTCGGTGGGTTCTCGCGGCAGGGGGTACGGCGTGACCGTCACAGCGACTCAGG